AGGTCGCGGTCGCGGTCCGCGTCCACCACCTTCGCGTTGCCGGAGGCGTCCAGCTTGAGCATGCGCCCGATCGAGTCCGACGGGGTCATGCCGCCGATGCGCTGGAACGAGAGCGACTGCGACTTCACGCCGTCCGCGCCAACCTGCGCCCGCGACAGGCTCGCGAACGCCACCACCAGAACCACGAACAACGGGACCAGGAATCGCATGACCGCCCTCATGAGACGCTCTCCTTTCGAGAGTGTGCCGGGCGATCTGCCAACCGCCTGCTTTCGTGATTCGGTGACTCGTCGGGCCGACTACGCTTCCTCGGCCTCGAACTCGGTGTGATACGTGGGCGCGTGGTAATGCACGACCTTCGTCACGCGCATCGGCTTGTTTTCCCATGAGCCATCGGTGCCGTACTTCGGATAGGCCCGTCGGCTGTCCATGTCCGAGGACACGGATAGCACTCGCATGACCTGCAAGTCAGCCATGAAAGGTGACCGCGCACGGAGCCGGACTCGAGGTGCCGAGCCGTAGTCGAACTCGCGGTCCCGCCGCTGCTGCGCTGACGCCTCGTCGCGAATCCAGTCTGCGGTGATGGTGGAGTCGGCGCGGGGTCCGTACAGGCTCTGCGAGGTGGCGCAGGTCGTCTCCCGCTGCCCTCGTGCGTAGGCCGCAAGGGCATACGTCACATTCCCCGTGTCGGCGGTGGTCACTCCAAACAAGCCCTTGGCGTTCGTGGATGCGTTTGCGCCGCTTGACCACTTCAGATTGAAAGTTCCAGTGATCGCGGGTGCAGGGATTCGGTAGAAAACGAACCTGTCGGCGTAGATAGTGCCGCCCGTCTGGCTCGAAGCGGCTCCAGCCGAGTCGGAATAGAAACCCAAAGCTCCCCAACCGGACGTTGCCCAGTTCGATCCAGTTGCCGTGTAGACCCAGAACGTCAGCCCGGTTGCAGTCACCGTGACCTTGTTCGTCGCGTGGTTGTATGCCGCCGAAAACGAGATGCCGGAAACGCCGGCTTCGTTGAGCGCCCTCGCAGCCTCGGCGCAGACGCTGTCGGCGTTGTATTCGCCAGCTCGCATCGTCGCCGTGTACGTCGTGGCCCCAACGCGGAAGTCGAGCTTGTCATTGAACCCGGTCTTTACCGTGAACCCGTGCTGGATGCAGAATCGCACCATGTTTCCTACGCGCATCATCGGTTGAACGTGCGCCGCGAGGTCGATTGGCGAGTAGGTTCCAGCCGTTAGCGTGACGGCATAGGTGGTGGGAATGTCCCAGTCTACGAAGTCGATCTTGTCGTTGACTCCTGTCGTAACCGTGAGCACCTGATCGCGCGTCGTGGGTTGGTTGTAGCCCTGCGACGAACCGCTGGCCCCGACGTATGCCTCGAACATGGTGCGGTTGCGAAAGTAGTCGTAGCCGTATCGGACGCGGACTCCCTGCGCGAGCGAGACGGACGAAGTCAGCGACGGCTCGAACAGGTCGGGAAGCTCGTTGCGCGTCAGGACGAGGTCGTAGTCCGGCGCGGCTCCCTGCTTCCACACATGGCACAGCCACTTGTTCGTGAACACGTCCTGCACGATGCACAGGAGCGACTGCTCGGCCATCTTCTGCACGTACCGCTGAACGCTCGACGCCTCCCCGAGCCAGCACGCCAGCTTGAAGTCGTTCGGCGTGGCGTTGCGGAGCTTGTTGCGGGCGTCCACGAACGAGCCGAAGCCGCCGGACGCCGTCTCGAAGCTCGACGCGCCGCCGTAGGTCGTCAGGAAGTGCCGGATGATGTCGCAGGGACGCTCGATGACCGCAGACGCCGTTCCCGTGTACGTGCCCGAGCCATCGTCCACGTAGCCCTTGATGTTCGCGTAGAACTGGCCGGAAACGGTCTGGATTGCTGGCAGGTACAGGTCGAGCGGGGCGATCTGGAGCGCGGGGTTGCCCTTCCACTGGTTGTTCGGGCTGGTTCCCGTGTACGGCATGTAGACCGCAGGGGTCAGCATGTTCCGCGACGGGCGGTACTTCACGCGGATCGCGAGCCAGTAGATGCGCGCCTTGTTGTTCGCGCTCGCGCCCGCAAAGTCCACCGACCAGCAGCAGACACCGCCAGTCGAAGGCTTCGTACCGAACTGCCACGTCGAGGCGTTGTAGTACGCCGTGTCCCACGTGCCCGTGACGATCTGCGGCGTCGTGCCCGTCGAGGCCGTCGAAATGACAGTGCCAGACGAGACGCCAAGTTCCTCGGGATAGACGCGGATGTTCTGCGTGTTCGCCGCATCGCCAGAGAAACACAGGATGACCGTCGCCGACTCGATGGTGCCGAGAGAGCCGAGGTTCGGGCCGACGAGGACCAGCTTCTCCTGGTCGGTGCCCGCCGTCTGGTTAAGCGTGGCGTAGGTCGTCTCGTCGAACACGTCCATTGCGCGACGTGGGTTGAGCGCCGAGTTGACCGCTCCACCGCCAGAAGTCCGCACGTCGATGGCTCGTGCGCCGTAGTAGGCGATCAGCGAGTCGTCGTCGATGGTCAGGTAGGACGGGCCGGAGAGCGTCTCGGTGATGCCTGCCGTGTCGAGCGGAGCGAGCACGTCGTTGGCGACGATGAACGCCGAGTAGCCGTTCGCGCGGTCGAGCAAGTCGCCGCAGGCGTGCGATGCAGCCACAAGCTGCACGTCGGCAGAGCCGGTGCCGGGGTCCGTCAGGACGAGCGGGATCGCCCCCTGCCCTGCGCCGCTGTCCTCGTGGTACTGCTTGTTCGTGTATCCCGCCGTGTGCGGTGAGCGGAGAGGCCACGCGATGTGCGAGCCGTATACAGTCGGGATGACCGCGCCCTGCTGGCCGTCCGGCGCGTTCGGATAGTTCGTCTTGTCCACGACGAGCGTCGGGTGCGGACGGTTCCACGAGCGGTCTTGCAGGCAGTTGAGCGTCAGCCGCTCATCGCCGAGTTCGTAGCTGTCCACGATGCCGCTGAATCGCTGGCAGGCGTCCGCGAAGTCGGTCAGGTCGCGGTCCCAGAGGTAGATCGTGACCGTCGCGCCCTGCCACAGGTAGGACGACAGCGAGTCGCCGATGGTCGCCGTGCTTGACTGGAACGAGTAGCGGCGGTTCTCAATGGCGATGGTCGTAGACGCCGGAGAGGGGCCGGTGCCGAGCGACGACACCTCCTGATAGATCGTGTCGAGCGTCAGGCCGCCTTCCCAGAGCTGGCCGTCGGGCGTCAGCACTTCCGACTCTCCGAGGTACAGCGTCAGAGCGGACGGCGTGCTGATCTCGACCTTCGCCAGCCCGACGAGCGAACGATGGTCGGAGCGGGCACGGGCGAGAAGCGACGTAGAGAATGGGCTGCTCAAGGGAGCCTCGCCATCTCAACGTTGGTGCCGAAGATGCTGGAGTGCGTGCGGCGCGTCTGGACGCGAGCCCCACGAATGATAACCTCGTAGAAGTTGTCGTCGGGGTCGATGTAGACCACCGATCCGGTCACATCCGACAACGACTGCATGGTCGTCTTGAGCGTGGAGTTGTGCGCGGTGATGGGAAGCGTGAAGTCGTGGCCCTTGTCGCCGAGCACGTTGACGAGGTACGAGCCATCCGAGTGCTGCGACTCCATCCGGACCATGAACGGCGTCGTCTCGGCGTCAGGCGAATGGAGCACGCCGAGGTCGGTGTAGACGCCAAGCCACACGCTGGACAGCGAGAACGCCCCGAAGCCGGTGAAGTTGAGCCGCCAGTAGCGGGCAGAGACGGAGCCGCCAGCGAACACCTTGCCGGAGTCGCGCGGCGTGCCGCTCAACGGCACCGTGTCGGCCGTTGTCCACGTCGTGGCGGTCGGGTAGTAGGTGCTCGAATACTGCACGTCGCAATTCGCCATGCCAGCGTCCGAGCGCAGGCCGCAGACTGCCGCGCAGTTCACCGCCGTGCTCAATCCCATGTCGAGGTCCAGCGTGAACGGTGACGCCACGCTGCTGCTCGTCTGCCAGAGCGTGCGCCGACCAGGAGTCAGCGCGTTCTCCATGAGGTAGGGCGAAGTCTCGTCACGGGCAGGGATGGAGCCGCCTCCGGTGCCGTTGAGCAGGCTGGCGAGCGTGAACGCCTTGTTGGTGATGATGAACCGCGAGTTGCTCATGTCCTAGCCCGCCTGCGCGATGGCGATATCCCGGAGACGGTCGTTCGCGCGACGGAACGAGCCGGTCGGGTTGACGAGTTCCTGCATGGTCGAGCGCGAGTCGAACGACTGGATGACGTAGGTGTCGCCGCCGCGCCCTGCCGACATGGTGGACTTGGTCGCGAGCTTGCCGACCTTCGACGCCACGTCGCCGCCGGGGATGAACGACAGCGCGAGGTCGATGAGTCCTCGAGCAGCAGCCTCCGCGAGCATGTCGCTGACCGTCTGGAGGATGCCGTTGGCGAGCGCGGTGAAGAGCTGCACGACGGCGTTCGTGCTGGTCGTGGTGATGTTGAGCACGTTCGAGAACGCCGTTCGGAACGCGCCCTCAATGTTCGCGCCGAAGCGGAGCGCCGCCTGATGCACGGAGTCGAGCGGCTTCGTGATGGCGTCCGTGGTCTTGCTCGATTCGCCGCCGATGCCGCCGCCTGCCGCGCCGGTCATGCGCTTCAGAATCTCGGCCATCGAGACGACGAGCGTCGGCAGCGTTGCCATGATGCCCATGCCTGCCGCGCCCTGATCCCACGGGCGAGCCCAGACGGTTGCGCGGCCAGCGGGCGCAGGAGCGCCGCCACCGCCGCCACCGCCGCCACCGCTGAAGTTCGTGTTGGAGTAGTCGAACCCGCTATGCGCCGAGAACAGCGTCGGCCCCTGACGCAGTCCAGGCACCTTGTCGATGCGCGAGTCCATCTCGGCCATGCCGCGATTGATCTCGTTAATCTTGTTGAGGAAGTCCACCGAGCCCTTGATCGCGGGCTGGAACAGTTCGGCCATCGCCATGCCGAAGGACTTCTGCGTCTTGGCGAACTGGTCCATGCTCGAGTCGAGTTCGCGCATCTTGGTCAGGTAGTCGTCCGTGAGCGCGGTCCCGTTGCGGAGCGCCTCTGCTTGCAGCGTGTTCATCGTGTTCGCGGCCTGCGCGACGGACGCGGCAAGCTCGGCGTTACGCTGACCGAGTGCCGCCGTGGAAATGTCCGCACGCTCGCCCACGTCACGAGCCCGCTGCATAGCTGCGGCCATCTGCTGCAACGCGGTGAACGTGTCGCGCGACGTGATTCCGAACGCGGCCAGCTTCTGGTCTCCGCTGTTGAGCTGCTCACGGAGATAGCGCAGCGCCTGCGACAGCTGGTCCGACGAGAGCCCATCTTCCTCGAGCTTCTGTCGGAACAGGTCGAGCTGCTGCACGGAGAGGCCCGTATAGCCCGCCATGCGGTCCAGCATCTCGACGTTGTCGGCCATCTTGAGCGTGTTGTCGATGATGGCTCGCTGCGCGTTCTGCATGGCCGTGACGATGGCCTGCCCTGCCATCGCGCCAGCCGCGCCCGCGAGCCCTGCGGCCGTCGTGAACTTCGCGAGCGAGCCCGCCGACTTCTCAAACTCGGCCGTCGCGTTGTTCTTCGCGTTGATGAGGATTTCGATCACGTTCGCCACGTCGAGCCCCCTACTTCGTCACGAACTGCCGGAACAGCATCGCGAGCACCCGGCCCACGCCCATCGGATCGCCGCTCTCCAGCCTCGCCATGTCTGCCGCTGCTTCCGTTGCCCTGTAGTTCTCTGCCGCCCGCATGATCGTCACGTCGAACCTCAGAGCCTCAAGCGGCGAGACCTGGAGCCCGACGAGGGCGGCCGGAGACTCCCGGCGCATCTCTGCGAGCGTCCACAGTTCATGCGCCGTTCGGTGCGCTGCCTCCGACTTCCTGCCCTTCGACGCCAGCGCCTCCAGAAAAGCCAGCCGCCTGCTTGGCGGCCCCTCCGTCCATGCCAGACGCGGTCATGATGGCTTCGATGACCGCCGCCTGATTCGCGGGCAGCAGGTCGCCCCAGAACGCCTTGCCGTCCTCGCGCTGGTCGAACGCGAAGTCCGGCTCGATGAGGCCGAGCGCGGCCACGGCCCGCGAGGGGCCATCGGCCTTGATGATGTCGGCGCGAATCTCGGCGAACGTCTTGACCGCGCTCGGGCTCGGCGCGGCGTTCGCTCCGGGGATGCCGTCGAGCGCGGCGAGCAGGTCCACGACGGGGACCGCCTGCACACGCACGACGATGGTCTTGCCGCCCTGCATGGTCGGCAGCGACACCAGCGCAGACTCGCGCACGATGTCGGACGTTCGGGAGACTTCCAGCGGTGTGACAGAGCCGATGCCAGCCATGACGGCCGCCCTCCTAGCTGATGGTGGATTCCGAGTTGATGACGGTCACGGTCACGCCCGTGCCGCTGCTCGTGTCGTGGATGGCCTCGCAGGTGAACTCCTGCGTGAGCACGCCGTAGCGGTCCACAGGCCGACCGATGGGAGTGACGATGACGCCCTTCGGCATGCTGATCTGGAGCGACTTCGTGCCCGTCGGCGCTGCGAACTTGATGACCGGAGCGCCAGTCGTGGCCGAGGCCGTCAGGTACTCGTCGATGGCCGTGCGCGAGGTGAACTCGATGGTGAACTTGAGCTGCGTCTCGCAGAACGAGTCGCGGAGCGGTTCGTCGATGGTGTCCGCGCCGTAGTAGCGGCTCTCGTTCAGGTTGTTCTTGATCGAGAACTCGAACGCGCGAAGGCGGTCAGCACCAGCCGAGTCGGCCGTGCCAGCCTTGAAGTTCGCCGTGTCGATGTGGTGAAACATGATCGGCAGCGCCGAGTTGGCAGACAGCGCGCCGGTCGGGCTCTGGTTCGTCTCGACCTTCGTGCCGACGAGCTCGAGGTCCAGCTTGAGCGGCTTCGACTCCATGCCCGCAGAGCCCGAGAGCTTGAGCGACTGAGTCTTGCCGCCGAGCATGCGGTCACACTTCGTGGACGGGATGTTCGTCACCAGCTGGCACGAGAGCGAGTTCGCCAGCATGCGCTGAATGAACGTCCACGTGTACGTGCCCGAGCCGCTCGACGTGCCGCCGTTGCTGCCGTAGGTCGCCGTTCCCATCGCGGCATCCCACAGGTGCAGCTGGCCTTCGTAGTCGGCCTCCAGCGAGAGCGACAGGCGGCCGATCTGCGGGCCGTTGAAGATGTCCTTGCGGTTGACGGTGTCGGTGATGGCGTCCGAGCGCACCTTGCCGCGCTCGCCGCGCATGTCCGCGTTGACGATGTTGAAGCGGCGCGTGGCGGCGACGGCCGTGCCGTAGGTCGCCTCCCGACCGATCTGCAGATACGCCTCATGACCGAGACCAGGCATGACTCACTCTCCTACGGGTTGGTGGCCGACCACTCCCATTCGGCCCGGAGTTGAAGGGTGCAGCCCGCCAGCCCGGCAACGTTCGCCAGCTGCTCGATGGGCTTGTAACCGTCGATGACGTGGATGTAGCCGGAGGTCAGGACGCCGCCGAGTTGCGTGTCGCTCTGGACGGCTTTCAGCACGTCCGCGACGAGCCGGTGCAGGTCGCGCGTGGGGTCGTCCACGGCCGACTTGAAGCGAACGAGGCAGTCCACGTTGACCGTCGCGTTGGCCCGGTGGACTCCGCCGGTCAGCGGCTCGTTCTGGCCCCAACTGTCGATGGTGACAACGAGCGCCGGCGTCGGAAGCTGCGTGATGTTGTAGGCGTACCGCGCCACCACCTTCGGCGTCGTCAGCCACTCGGTCGGCGAACTGGTCGAGTTGATCGTGCCGAGCGTCGTCAGGAGCGCGTCGATGATGCGGTTTGCCATCGCGTCGGAGCGGCTCACTTGTTGGCCTCCGCGACTGCCGCCGAGACTTCGAGGCGCAGACCTCCGACTACCTGCGGCGATGCTTTCGCGCTTGTGCGCGCGAAGATGCGGCGCGGCTTGAGCGTGATGGAGCGAACGAGCAGGTAGAGCAGCGTCACTCCGCGCTTGCCGTTGTTGACCGCAGCCCACAGCCTGCCGCCGAGCGAGCGCAGCAGGAACGAGCCCTGAATGTCGAGAATCGAGCGGCCCGCATACCTGTCCGCGCCTGCTGCCGTCTGCGCTGCGGCGGTCGGGATACGGTGGAAGCCTCGCGGGCTTGAGCCCGAGAACGTGCCGCCGCGCTCATGGTCAAGAAGGTGCTTCATGGCCGAACCGACAGCCGACATCACGGACGTGCCGACGCGGAAGATGGTGCCGCCGCCGGTGACGCTCGCGCGTGTGTGGCCCGTGCGGACGGATAGCCCGTCGCCGCCCGAGTTGCGCTTGCCCCAGAACGGGTCCGAAACTGCGTCCTGCGTCATCTCCTCGCGGAGCAGACGCGAGACCAGGATGGAGGCCCGCTTGACGCCAGCCTCCTGCCCCGAGCGCAGGCGCGAGGCTCCGCGCGCGAGGTTCGCCCGCACGCGGTCCGCTCCCTGCACCGAGACGCCGATCATCGCGTCCTCACATACGGCCAGATGTCGGCGCGCACGTCGTCGGGCATGGCGAAGTCGTTCACGCGAGCGGAAACGCCGCCCATCGTGAGGTCGGTCGTGCGCCCGCGCAGCGACAGCGAGTCGGAGTAGAAGATTTCAGCGAGGCGCAGGCAGAGACGCTCCAGTGCCCACCAGTGTTCGGAGTGCCCGCGCTCGTAGGCGGTCGGCTCGACGTACCCCGCACGGCACTCCAGTTCGATGTTCTGCTCGCCCTCGACGAAGATTCCGTAGGGCAGCTCGATGCGGCCCGACATGGCGTCGATGCGAGCGGAGGTCGTGTTGAGCAGCGTGCGGTTGCCTGCCGAGTCCACCTCGTATGCCGCCCATAGCGTGTGAATCGGCCACTCCGGAGCGTAGAGCACGCTGTCGCCGGTGCCGTCGCAGACGAGCGGCGTGGAGCCGACGTACACGGCGGCCTGCGCCTCGTCTGCCGTTGAGGCGTTGCTGCACACCGCCGTAGAAAGAAGCGTGTTGACGCTGGTGATCGTGCTTCCCGCCGGGATGCACGCATCCTCGCTAGTGACGAGAACGATGTCGTCACCCTCGTACACGACCGATGCGTCGGCCAGTTCAAGCGACGTGCTGTTGTTCGTCGTGGTGACCTGCGTCCTGACGGCGGTGCGCCAGTTGCGAGCCTTGAGCGCCCGCGCGGTCCGCATCTCCATCCACGACGTAGCTGCGTTGATCGCCGCAATACAGCGGTCGGACACGTCGTCCTCTCCAATCGTGGAGCGGTCGAGGTGTGCCTTGAGTCGCGCGACAGTCGTCAGCGCATGCGGCGACAGCGTCAGAGCCATTGCGGTCCCCTACTTCTTGCCTGCGGGCTTCTTCGCTTCCTCGGCCACGGCCACGAACTCGCCGGGGCACTCGTCCGACAGCAGATACTTCGCCTGCTCGTCCGTCACTTCGGCCACTTCACCGGCACGCACTTCGACGATGCCCGTGTAGTCGGCCGCGCCTGCGTTCTTCACCTTCGCCATGAGCTTTCCCTCGTTGCTGGAGTTGCGGCCCGCGAGGCCGGAGCGGCTGCCCATGCTGCACCGCTCCGGCCCGCCAGCCGTCCCTGCCTACCCGAATCAGTAGGACGGGATGTTGACGCCTTCGACCACGAACGGACGGGTCGAGGACGGCGTCGCCTTCGACTTGAAGGCCACGCGCATCGTCGCGCGGATGGCACGCTGGTCGTACTCGAACCGGACGTGGTCCGAGACTTCCGTCTGCATCGCCTGCCGCGTGCCGCCGAGGTACATGTTCGAGTTGACGAAGTGGATCGCCGTCTTGGTGTTCGCCGTGCCGATGATGCCCGTGGCATCGAGGTTCTGCGGCACCACACCACCGACGCGCAGCGGGTAGCCGAGCAGCACGCCGACCGTGCCACCGAACAGCGTGGCATCCGCACCGGCGCGGTCGCGCGTCAGGTTGAGCACGTTGCCCGAGCTGTCCTTGAGGACGAGCAGACGCGCGAGGCCCGAGTAGCCCGTGCCGAAGAAGCCGTACTGAAGCTGCGCGTACTTGCCCGCCTTTCCGACCATCGCCGCGAGCGACTCCACCGTCACCGTGCCCTGGAAGTCCACCTGCTTCGTGGTCTGCTTCGCGCCCCAGCGGATGCCGTCGAAGCCATCGCGCGCGTCCGTCGTCGCCGGGTCGTCGCCCGTGTCGATGGTGCTCGTGCTCTGGCCGTTCCACACGACGTTGTCGATCTCGTACGCCGCCGCGTAGGTCAGGTCGTTCTGGTACATCGGCAGGACCGAGATGATCGAGTCCTGGTCCGCTTCACGCGACCAGTACGACAGGGCCGCGAGCTTCTTCGCCGTCAGCGTGGCGTTGCCCGAGGTCGGGTCCGAAGCCACGAACGCCGTGTTGCTGCCCGCCGTGTCCGAGGTCGCCTCGGGGATGAGCTTGAAGCGCATGTGGCCGAGCAGCGTGGGAAGCGTCCACGGCGACTGCGGCATGGGCAGGAAGCGGAACGCGCCGGCCAGCTCGAGCTGGTCGCGCACGTCCTCGAACAGCTCGGCCGAGTAGAAGGTCGGAATCCACTCCGACACGCCGCCCGCCGTCTGCACGTCGAGGGCGCGCATGCCCTCCGTCGCGGTGCGCTCGAACGCCGACCAGAACGGCAGCGACTTGACGCCGCCCGCGCGCTCGTAGGACTGCGAACGGGCGTCGGACTGCGCGCGCATGATCGTGTGCGCCGACATGACCATGTCGTTGAGCTTGCGGAACCGCTTGGCCCACGCGAGCGCCTCGCCGTCGAGGTACGTCTCCAGCTCCGAGCGGGTCAGCAGGAGCAGGTTGAAGGCGTTGCCTTCGGCCTTGCCACGGAAGTCCTCGTCGGTCGCGACGTTGTGGACGCGCGGCAGGTTGCGGAGCTGCTTCGCGACGTTCTCGGGCACGCGGCGGTCGGCCTCGTGGAGCGCCTTCGCGATGTCCTCGGCATTCTTCGCGGCGCGAACGGCGTCCTCGGCGATCTTGACGGCACCCTTCGCCGTTTCGATGTCAGCGGCCGCCGCAGCGAACTGCTCGCCGCGCTTCTCGGACGCTTCCAGATGCCCCCGAATCTGGCCGAGGGTGTCGAACAGCTCCTGCTCGTTCTGCGGCTTGACGTTGATGCTCATGGCAGCTGGTCCCCTTCTGTGGTCGCCAGCTGCCACTGGCATTGCTTTGTCTACGCGGACACGAGTCCGCATGAATGCCAGACTTGAGGGCTCTGGCGACCTCCGTTCGGCCTAACCGCTGCCGTACATCTCCCCGAACCAGTCCACCGGCTCGCTGCCACGAGTCGAGAACAGATGATCCAGCCCACCGCTACGAGTCCGCGCGCGTAACGTGTCGAACACGCTCGGCTCGCTGACGGTCCGAGAGGTTCCACGCATGCGGGCCGCAAGGACCATCCCGTCCACGTCCGCAACCGCCGCGCGCTCTCGCGCAGGCTGGATGCTCGTGTCCTTCTGGCCGCCTCGCGCCACGATGGAGACCTCGTTGATTTCCTCGATGCCGGACATGATGCCGACGACGACCGTGCCGCCGGGCAACTCCTGTCCGGGGTAGTACGGCGATTCCTCGAACGGCTTGCCGTCCACCGAGTTCACGAACGACGACATCCACCACGAGATGGACACCTCGCGCCAGATGCCGAGCGCGATCTTCCGCGCCATCTCGTCGCCGTCCTCGGTCCCGCGCTCCCAATAGAACCACGCGCGGACGTGCGTCACGCCGTCCATCTGAACGAGTTCCGCACGGAACAGCCGCCCGATGGGCAGGTCGTCCGAGCCGTACTCGTTGTGGTTCCGCATGAGGTTGACGCCGTTCGGATCGCCGTTGATGAGCGCGACGATCTGGCCAAGCGCCTCGACCGTGAAGCGCGTCGAGTAGTGGTCCACCTGATCGTTGCAGACGAGCGCCGAGCGAACGTGAACGTCCTCGGCGGTCGCCCGCGCGTAGCCCGCAGGGATGAGGCGGTTGATCGCCTCCAGGTCTGCGGGACTCGCGGTCGTCTCGGGCACGGCGTCGAACCGTGCGGACGACAGCTTGCGGACGAGCTTCTGCTTCATCGTTGCCCCCTGACGAGCCGCCGGGATTTCCAGTTCCACGTGTTGGCGCAGAAGGTGCAGCGCGCCACATCCGAGTCCTTCGTGACCGTGACCGAGTGCCCGCAGTTCCAGCACTTGATGGACTGCGGCGTTTCCTGCGGCGTGATGACGGGTCCGCGCGTTGCGGGCATCATTTCGCCACCCCGTTCCGCTCGAAGATGGCCGCCACGGGCTTGCCGGGCGCGAACAGGTGCCGCAGGCCGCGCTTGCGCTCGCTCTTGAGCACGGGCAGCAGCGTGCAGCGGCAGTTCACCGTCTCGGACGGGTCGCCCGCAGGGTCGCCGGGGAACCGCAGCGCCGAGCCGCCAACGTCGAACACGCCGCCGACAGCCGCAGCCGTCTGCCCGTCCGCGTTCGCGTGCGTCTCGCGCACCGCCGAGTCACGCGCCGACAGCCACTCGACCTCTTCCACGACGCCCGACTGCTCCCATGCGTCACGGGTCGAGAAGTTGTACGCACCGATGGACTCCGTCCGCGCAATCGTCTGCGCGCGCGAGAGGCCGAACTCCGGCATTGCGTCGATGCGCTGGATCAGTTGCGTCAGCGGCTCGCCTTCCTCGATGGATCGCGCGATGACTTCGCGCAGCGCCTGCCGAGTCGTCGCCTCGGTCAGCGTCAGCGCCCGCTGCGTGTGCTCGAGCACCCATTTCGCCGCACGCTCGCTGTTGAGCGTGATCTCTGCGGCCACGCCGATCTCGGCCAGAGCGTCGGCACCGCGTTCCTCGATGAGTGCGGCGAGGATGCGCTGGACCTGCTCGCGCTCCGACTCCGTCACTGCGAACACTTCCTCGGGGTCGATGCTGCGGACGTTGCGCCCGCGCGCTCCCATCGCCTCCAGCTGCGCGACGACGCGCTTCTTCTGGCCGTCGAGAAGCTCCGCGAACGCTCGCTCGAGCCTGCGCTCGAACCGCTTGACGTTGACCGACGCCACGCGCCGACGCTCTTCGCGGACGGCATCGCCGTCGATCATGCGGAGAGCCATCGCGGTGGGCTTGCCGTCCTGCGCCACGGGGGTCGGCGAGGAGGCAGCGGGCGCGTCAGTCGTCAGTCCGAAGCCGAGCGAGGCCGCAGGCTTCTCGTACAGCACGTCCGCGCTCGGGTCCGCGATAATCGGCAGGCCGAGCGACATGCGGAGTTCGTTGACGGTCAGCACGGGGCGGCCAGTGAGCGCCACGACCTGCTGCGCCGCGTTGAGGATGGGCTGCTGGAGCGCGATCACGCCCGTGAAGTCCGTCCGCATGCGGATGCCCTGACCGAAGCGCGGGCAGAGCTTCTCCGTCAGCAGGCGGTCACGGAACTGGACCATCGGCTTGATCTTGTTCTGCCAGTAGAGCCGCTCGTCCTGCTGCGATCCGGTTGAGAGTGCGCCGCCTTCCTTGATGCCGACGAGCCACGGAGGCACGCCGAGAGCGCGGCAGATGTCCGAGTCGGATGCCGCCTCGCTCTCAAGCAGCTTCATCTCGTCCACGCCCATTCCGGTACGGACCCACTCCCACACGTCGAGAATCTTCGCCCGCTTGGCCGCGTCGATGCCGCCGTACATGCGGCGCAGGGCTTCCTCGGCAGCCTTGCGCTCGGGGCCACGGAGCGGCACAACGTCGCGCTTGTCCGAGCCAGCCAGACGGAAGAACCCGTTGGCCATGCCGCCAGAGCGCAGGATGTTCTGCTTCAGGCGGCCCGAGTCGTAGCGGTTCTCGTAGGCGTGCTGCACGCTCTCCAGCTGCGACGAACCGACCGGCTCATCGTCAGGGTTGAACGCACGCCAGTGGATGACGAACTCGGCGGGGATGAACTCCTG